ATGTAAATCTTTCAATCTGTTTTCTATACCTGCTCGTATAGTAGATCCTAAATTCGCTAAAGTAGAAGACTTATCAGACATTTATTGATCTCCCTTTAATAACCGAAAACCATGTACTGTTATGAGTATCCCCTTTAAAAACAGACTCTTGAATCTTGTAGGTACCCTCTGCTGTTGTCTTGTTAATATTTCTAAAAAACAGATTCCCCATTGATACATTAGCGGTTTGCGATTCAATCTTAAATGATGTATTTGGCATTAAACTAGGATTAAGCAGTGTTGTTACATCAGCTCCAATCTCTGTTAACGTCGGCGAACCTATCATACCTGTCGCGGAGTTTATTAAAGCGATTGCACTACCTTCTAACGGTTGGTCAATAGGAGTTACAACCATCTCGCCATCTTGTATATTCCAGTTGAAACCATACTGGTCTGCGAACACATCCATTATGTCTTTAGATGAACCAGATAGTGTTTGCCCCATTAATTTATCAGGTTCATCCGGAATTCCTTCAAGTGGTCCAATGGTTAATCCTGAAAAACTCGCTAGTACCTCATCAATGGCGGATTTAATAGAAACACTTTCGGCGAAGGTCTTATTGAACGTGGAGTTCTTCCAGTCTTTATCACCGTCTGCCGCATACACTGTAGCTATTCGGTCAGGACCTTGTCGCATCTGTAACACATTGCGGATGTCACCTTTAAAAATAAGTCTCACATTTCCCTCATAGCCTGCATTCAAAATAACCTTAGTAAATTTATTTTGTAATGCGGCGAGAGTATCAGGATTCGGATTGTATATTTCTATCATCCCTAAATTGGGAGGACCTAATACCGACTTTGTAATCTCAAAATTAATCCGCAAATCCTTTATGACACGGGTATCTCCGTCAACAGGAATCACGGTTAAATCATAAGACTTTTTATACTGACGTGACACTTTCGATTTCTTCGTCTGTTACTATAAAGAGTTTAGAACCTGTGCCGAATTCGTCACGGCTAGGATCCAGTTTTGTATTATCCAGATTAATCATATATAAATTCTTTATCGGGATATTGAACTGATGAACGATGTCTACTCCAGCAAGTAATGGTAAGCCTACTAATACTGCTACTCCGGATTGGAAAAAGGATATGGACCACACTCCATCGCCGTCACCCGCTCTAGTATTAAGCATCACTTGCACATCATATCTTTCGCCATTTAATATAATGGAGAAAAGCTGTTCCGGTTTATTGTCTAAAGGTATTTCAATCATAATCTACCTACTGGAAAAAATCTAATCCGGCTTTTAGCACAGATTTATTAGCACTACTTTCCTCTGGTTCTGTAATAGGTTCAACGTTTCCTTTATTCGCGGCACTTGATGCCTGATCAGAAGTTGTACCTTCTGCTAAAGTGCTTTCGGACATCGCCACGATTTCAGTTTCTGATATGATAATCTCTTCCAATGAAATACTCATAGATGCTATTCTTGAACTATCAACATCAACTGTGTCACGAACACTTGTTATAAGCATATTTTCATATAGCTTAAATTTAGTTTGAACCTCGATTGGTTCGCGAGCTTCCTGTAATGCGATGATTGAATTAAAAGCTGCGTTGCTTCTAGTTTCGTTTTCTTCCGTAGATGAACCAAAGAGTCCTGTCACGGTATCAATGATTTCTCCAATCGCGGCACCAACACTCAATGGTGTATCAGACACTTCAGCGAATACCGTCAACTTCTTCGGATTGATAATCGCATGGTCAGTAATATCTGCTCCAAGTTCTATAGGGTTTTTCGTAGGAGTAATAGTACTTTCGTGGTCTTCGGTGATAATAGCATCAAGCTGTATTCCACCTATGGATTTTTGTGTACGAATAAATAGATTTTCAAAAGCCATTATTGATCCACCGCTGTATTGAGATCCTGTGTTGCTTGCACAAACTGGTCTCTAACTTCCCGTCCTATTTCAGCCGAATTTTTTCCATCGCCTTCTATTTTAATTTCTACCCTATCAACCCGCATTGTATTCCCACCATTTTGTACCGAAGAGTTGTTAACAGGTATAGTAGGAGATGATGCTGCGGCTTGAGTGCTTAATTGACTAATGATGGTTGGTATTCCTATATTGTTATTAGCTGGAGTTAATAACTCTTCGGGGAACTCACCACGAATCGGGGAAGATCTTTGATCATCAGGTAATAGTGCTCTTCCTTTCTCACTGCCGACAGGAGCGATACCAAGTAGATCCCCTATAAATGCGGGGGCGAAATCAACCATTTCTTTTATTTCATTCATAAACCCTTTTTCGGATTTGAATAGACCGAAGATCATATTCCAACCGTCAAAAATCATAGTGGTCATTTCTACCACTGTGGCTAATACTGCGGCGACAACAGATATTTCAGACTCCCATTCTGGGAACCTTTTTATCATGTCACCTATAAATGAATCACCTCCTTCAAAGAAAACTTTAGCATCTTCCAATAACAATAATAATCCAGCAACCGCAGCACCAAGAAGTAATGGCAATAAAAGAACTGCCGCATTCATGGCTAGTGCCGCAAGTGTTACACCTCGGAAAAGCGAGATAAGTTGAATTAGATGAATGACTATTTTAGCGGATATAAAAGCTCCTAAAGCAAGTGATAATAACTTTAAGACTTTAGTGAATCCCTCTATCCACTTCGGTAGGTTCTGTTCTATTATAACCCTGTTTACTTTCCACCATTCGGTGAACAGGCCAATCATTTCAGTACTTGCAGGAGCCAATATTGCAGTGATGGTTCTTGATATGCTTTTTGTAATCTGCCACACATCAACCATGGCATCTTGAAAATCCGCACTCAACGCGGCATCTTCTGCAGTTGTAACCCCTAAAGCTTTTGCTTCCGCGGTAAGTTCACGAATAGCTTTAGGTCCTTGTTGCAATAATCTAATTGAATCGCGGAGACCTAATTTATCGGCGAGTTCAATTTGTCTTGCACGATCAAGTCCCTGCATTCGGCCAGAAACTTCAAGCATAAGGTCACTGGTGCTTTTGAGTTGACCATCTACTCCAGTTAATGTTATACCTAATATGCCAAATGCTTCAACACCTGTACCTGTTCCTCTCGCAGCTTCTGCCGCACGAATAGCGAGTTGTCTTATTGAATTACCTACGGATTCTGAGGTTTCACCTGCTCGTCTTGCGGCGAACTCCAAGGCATCAATGTTCTCAACAGATTCACCAACCTCATCGGCTAGTTTACCTTGTTCATCGGAAGCAGCAGTTGTCGCCGCCGTTAATGCTGTTAAAGCCGCGGCACCCGCAAGAGCAACAGTCGCGAGTTTTTTAACCACATCAACGGTTTTACCGACATCAGATTTAAAATCAGATAGACCTTCTTCGTCGTAATCAAAACCTAAGCCAACTAGTAATTCGTCTAAAGTCACGACGGTGCACCTGCTTTTTTAGCTTCTAATTTTAGATCTATAAGTTCATTCATCATCATCAGATCATCTATTGAGTATGTTCCGTCTTGCAATTCACGGAGAGTGCACATTGGTGGATCTATTAAAAGGGGACGATGCAACTCCGCATTAACATTTGGATACTTAGAAACATCTACCTCTGATGCACTATCTGGACTTACAGCTTGTCGAGTACTTTGGTCAACAACTTGCCTTTTAACAAATTTGAGAAATTAACCTGTACGACAAAAAGAAACACTCGATAGACATCAACAAGAGAATCACCAGAGAATAGCATGTTAAAACTCTGCTCGGTAATAATCGTGCCGTCACAACCAGCACCAACAACACAGTTTTTAAAAAGAGCGGCGAGTTCCTCAGGATCATTCTCTTTAAATAGTTGAGATAATCCTTCTGATATAGAATCAGTGTTTATATCAACATTAAACGGATCCGCTTCATGTCCACCAGGTGGGACAATATCATTGCCTTCTGCATCTTTCTTTTGGCTGAATCCGCCGGCAATTTTAAACAGTGCAGGCCCTATAGTTTTTATTAGTTTGAACTTCATTACCATCGCTTTATCAGCGGGCCATTGTGTTACACTGTATTCATGTTCTCCAATTTGTTTTGATTCTGTTTTACAACCCATTTTATAACTCCCGGTCCAAATTATACCGGCCTATTGAATTCCGAGGGAGTCACTGTGAATAGGCCGGAATCCCCACAGTGACTTTATCCCCTCAGAAACTTTCTACACCTAGATGTAACAGGTCTAATCGTTCAACAACAACTCGCCACTCTTGCGATTTTGCTGTTTCGCCGCGGCCAAGGTCTGCAGGCCTTGGAATATATCCAAGGGTACCTGAACCTAAATCTCCGCCTCGCACATCTTTAAACTCAGCAAAAATCGGAACGAATGTTCCACTTTCCTGATTTGATATGAGAGTGGATAGCAAACCGTTATCGGTAGAGGTCTGCATCAAGCGAAAAATAATTTCACCTGAAAGATTCGCACTCAGAGATAGAGTCATTTCACCGTCAGTACCCATTTTATGGGAGGCAGAATCCGCAAGCCGTTTGACTTCAATGGTGGTATCATCATCGCCAAAACCTGAAATAGGAAATCCGTTGATGAGAAGTAATGTGTCTAAAAAACTATATGCCTTCATGAATTAAACCTCTTTTATCGTTCAAAAATACAGGGTGTTTTTATCGCTCAAATACACCGTTGATTTGAGCTCCGTGAATAGCTCCAGCTCCCAGTATAACAAAAGAAAACCCAGGATAATCTCTCGCAGATTTATCAGAAGCATTTACATCAGCTACAGGCACCAACGTTGTAGAATATCCGCGGGACAAAAATTCTCCGTCGATAGTAGTACCAGGTGCTGCGAGACCATTACGAACTGCTTCATCCAAAGCTTTAATACCTTGTTGTTCCAGGCTTGCGGCACCTTTATCTGTATACGGAACCTTGGTTGTTCTGGTCAGCAGATACCCAAACACGTTGGTCTGAATCGCATCTGTCAACCAGTCTATGCCGTGAACCTCGTCAAGGAAGGTACCATCCGCCATGAATGATTCGGCAAACATGTTGCTACCGCCAACGTCGATAATGGCATTTGCATTTTTAGAATCAAGAACACTTTTTTCGTTAGTGGTCAGATTTTCAACAGTGATACCTGGAAGCGATTTGAACTTCAGAGTTATCGTGCTGTTAGGTTGACTGAAGTTAACAGTAAATGCTCTACCGGCCAATGAAGCAGAAGGATACTGGTCAATGTTAGAACTGAGAGTTGTAATAGTTCGTCGCAAAGTTTTCGCCTGCAGGACAGATGCAATATCGTTAGTGGTTACTAAGTCCAGTACATCCAAATCGTTGGTTGTATTAAAGAACACTTTCACACGAGCTTCACACCAATCTGCCGCAGCTTCTACAGCATCTTCCACATTGATGGATACCAGGTCACGAACCTCTTTAGTAAACAGGAGTCCATACCAATCGTCATCCATATTGTTTATCGCATCAAGAGAAGCAGTGATGGTTTCACCTGCGATACCGTTGCCTTTTGTTCCTTCGCCCTGTCGCATTTGTAGCAGAGAAGAAATGTCAGTACCGACGGCAGGATTGGTTGCAGTCATGAAGCTGATAGTTGACAGGATACCAGTAGTTCCAGAGGTTACAAAAAATCGTGAACCATCGTAGACACATGTGGCTAAAGTAAAACCGCCTGCGGCAACAAGTTGCAACTCAGCTTGAATTGCTGCAGCAACTTCATCCATAGTAGTGTCAAGAGTAAAATCAAGACCTGAAATATCCTCGCTCACTCCGTCAATAGACAGTGTGAAAGACCCGTCCGCTATGGCAGTAAACAAAGCGAGATTCGCAGCAGAATCTGCTACTGACCCGCCTCGTAATTCCGCACTTTGATCTGTTTCATAACGAGTAGATACCTTTAACGATGTTGGCTTCGGCTGCTGTGCAAAATAACTGGTTGCTGCAGCGACGACTTCGGTTGTTGATGCCCAATCGGCAGTGACACCATCAATGTCACTATACTCTCGAATTCGTTCCGCGAGACCAATCACTCCAGTCTCTTCCGTAACAATATTCAGGGTGCCAAAACCTGCTCTTGCTGGAAAAGCACCTCCGACAGAAATATCAACACTAACTACACTTCGAACTGGAATTGTCATGATTAAACCTCTATATTAAGATTGTATGTTAATCCGCGAGTCTGAAATTCACCCGCCATATCCACAGAACAGATCGCGGCAACAACATCTGCATCTGTACCTACTACACTTAAAAAAACATCAAATTGTGCTTTTTCTTCCCAACCATTATTAAAAGCTTCTGATATTTCTCTCACCATAGATCTTGAACTTAACCCAACTTCTGCCGCCGTAAAAAGTTCTTGCACGGATTCTCTGGCAAGTGCTGTTCTAACAAACCTAGCATTATCTCTTGCATTATCCCTGTAAAAACCGATTGACATTCCAACGGTTCTCATACCTCTTATTTCAGCATCCAGATTTTCAGGGTCCACTTGGTTTGCATGTATAATCTCTTCCCAACCAAGTGCTTCATCGCTTAAGAAGTCTATCGAAGCATAGGATCCCTGTGGTCGCGGAGCATCTTTCTGTTTTGCTTTTATGCTAAACCCAGGGGTTGTTAAAATCAAATCTACAGTATCCCGCAGCAGACGATTAAGTGTTTCTTCGAGTATCATGGTATTCTTATGCCAAAAACAGAGGTGTATCCGTATGATGACCAGTTACCTTCGTCGGTGATTTCATACTGGATACTTTTGTGAGTTACCATATCAGCAGATATGTTATCTCTGTCGCTTGTTCCTCTTAACGATTTTTTGGATACAAATAGCATGATGTCTTTATCGCGAAGACCTTCTGGTAATCGCTGCAGCTGTTTCATCGTCGGTTGCTGCACACTTGCTAAAGTTTTAAAATCTGATGTTCCACCTTTTTGATAAATACCATTTACATAACTGCCAGCAGAGAACCGTGTAACTACTATCTTTTCTGCAGTATCTTTGCAAATCGCAGCTGAGACATTTACAGGCATTATTCGTCTCCAACTTTAAAAGTTATAGATTGACGAAGATGTCCAGTGTCAATTAATGCTGTTCCTTCTCGTGTTGATAACTCTGGAGATATACCATCTGAAATCTTTCCAATAATATCATTCTGTACTTTTAACCCTAGCAGTCGCAAAACTTCTTTTTTCGTCATCTCGCCTTTTGCAACCTTTTTCATTAATCTGGTCATCATCCGCTTATATTCTTTTTTATTTTCTATCATAGTTTGTCTTAGAAAACTACGTTGCGGAATATTCTGTGCATCACTACCGAATTCGTGAGCTGCTCCTACTGCGATAACAGATGTCCCATCAGGATAGGCATTTGAATCTTTTGGTAAACCAACCTTAACAGCATTAGGACCATCTAGCTTTTTAGCAAGTGCTTCAAGCTTCTTTATAGCATCATCAGGTTTTTTACGAATTACAGTTCTTGATCTCATAACTGATTAGCAATTAAAACTCCAACAAAGCAGCGATTTCTAATGGTGATATATCTTTGACCATACGATGTACTTGCTAAAAAGCTATCACCCTCAGATCTGTCCTTGGCGACAACAGCATAAGCTACCGCGACTCCAGCGACACTTTTAGATGAGATAGGTCCGGAGGAAGCAGAGGTATCTCCTAACTCCGTATTTTCTCCAGAGGCCAATAGGTGTGCAGTTAAATATGCAAGTGCATAATCGTACTTACCTCCCCATCGAACTTCATCCGTTCCCATAAATACATTGACGGCATCATCAATAAAAAGCTGAATAGTGGGATCCGGATATTCTGTATCATCAGAAAATTCTGGAAATCTCGTACGAATGTCGGTGATACTAACGGTCATTGAGTGCTCGGTCTATCAGCTTATCTAGCTTTTTTTCAAGTTTATCGAAGCCTTCTTTTTGTTCCTGTCTTGTATCTTGTACTTCCCGCTTCACAGTATTAATCTTCTCATCGCTTTCACGACGAAAATGATCTATCTTAGCATCGCTTTCCGCTTCAATACGGTCAATGTCTTCCTGTATATAACCCTGTGCAATTTCAACTTTTTCAATTGCTCCACCTTGTGCAAAAACAAAATACAAGGCTGATATGATAACACCAGTAAAAGCAACAATGTCCATCCAACTGACACGGTTATCAAATTTGATACTCATAGGTAAACTTCTCACAATCGTAACTTCTTCCCCCTCCGCAAAATCTATTGCAGAGGGAGACAAACAGAGATTTACCTTATTCCGTTACAGGTGGTTTTTTAGCAATAGGTGTAGATTTGGATTTTGATGCGGCGGTTTTCTTGTTTGCTCCTGTTACTTTTTTATCTGCGACAGGGCCAAAGTCCAAGATTCCCGCTCTTTTTAATCCACGGGTGTAACTGAGCTTTTTGATTACCGCCCATTCTTCATCCTTGACAACATTAAAACCTGGATGAAGACGGACAGTAGTATTCCGCCCTAATTTAGGATCAGCACTTTTTAAATTGTACTGACGAGCTGAGTTGTTCATAACACCGGCCATATTACTTACCTTCTATAATTGTTTAAAAGAAAAAGATCCTGCGACAACTTTCGCCGCAGGGGTGGTTAGATACCCTCGGCGATTGCAGCAGACAGAGGATAATAAATGTTAACTCCGCCTAATCGTGAACGACCAGGAATAACGAACTCGAGGTTCTTCTGTTGAATCGGAAGCATCTCAAGTTCAACTGGGATTTCAAGTTCCAGTTTTTCTGGGTTACGATCATATGCCACCATGCCATCATTGGTGAATGTTGCATTGAGAGATGCTTGACATTCATTCAGAGGAATAACATCTTCGATGCTATTCAGATACGGACTGTTCTGCACGAGATATTGCAGGATAGTAGTATCACTGGTAGAACTCCGAGGAGTGGAGCTGATGTAGGACCACTGTGCAGGTGGAATAAGCAGAGTGTTTCCACGTTCCGCCATCAAGGTGGTTTCGAAGATGTCTGCGAACAGATCATTCACATCAAACAGGATTTGGTCAGGAGTCTTGTTGACCCACTCAGTACCGCCACCTGGATCCACAACATTGCCTGTTGGGATATTCGGATTGCTGAAGAAACCAGGCAAACCGTCATCCGCACTACCAAACATTGCGACGTCGTTGATAACCTGCTCATTGGCACGAACCGCGGCATTCGCTCGTCGTTGGTCAAGACCAGTGTTGGTCAACTGAGAGGCTTGAATTTCATCAAGACTATAACCATAAGAAACACCAACTGAACGAACAGGAATCGAGGTTTCTTTACCGGCGACATCAGCACGAGGCAGATCATCTGCATAAGCCTGGATAATCTTCGCAGAACCAACTTGATCGTAGGTGCGGAATGTGATGCTTGTGATACCGGGACCCGCTTCGTTGGATACTGGGAAAAGCTGACGAGCTTTCAGTTCAGCATAACGGACATCGTAGCTTCGTGCTTTGATGTGCTCCAGTTGTCGTTGAAAAAATACAGCACCGTTAGCATCGAAATATGTATCCTCGACTGCTCGAGCAAGTGCCGCGTCCAATGTTACTACAGAACCATCTTGTAATGTTACTTTCATCATTTTTGCCTTTTTAAATACTAACAGTGATTAAACAATTAAATACCCGGCCAGTATTTAATTAGACACCAGCAGTTGTGGGTTGAGAGGTAAGAGAGATGAGACCGATTTCGCCCGCGGCAGTAGTGGTTTCCCATTGAGCATTATCGAGGGAAGTTTCACCAGCGACCGCAGCACCAGAATCCAGAACACCGGTCGCGTCAACATAGTTAACCACATCGCCGGGAACACATCCAGTTGGACAAACCGCCCAGATATAACCGCTTCGCATAACGGCGACGGTTTCTTCGTCGTCATACTGAATGGCACCAGTGTTAGCAACACCTTCTTGATCGAGGGCACGAACGGAGATACCCATAAATCCAGTTGCTCCCCCAGGAACCACTTGGGTATCAGGATCAGAACCGCGTGAAACTGCGATACCAAAGGCGATGTCACCTTCTGCTGCTCGCGATGCAATATCACGGGGAGCAAGTGCATAAATCATACCGGCATAAGCGACGGCTTGTAGTCGTGAATAGGAAGTTTGTGCTGACATCAGCTTTTTGCTCCAGTTTTCCATGCATTACGAGAATCTTCAGCCATTTTTGCACGAGCATCGGTTGAAGGGGTTTGGGTTGTTTTAACAGGGGGTTTTTGTGTAACAGATGCAGATAAGTTCACATCCATAGTAGACTGGGAACCGTCTGTTTCCGCCAATGCATCAAAACGAGCTCGGATGTATTCTGGCGAGACAGATTCCAAATCAACTTCAGGACATTTGTCTGCAACAACTTCTTTGCGGAGGGCTTCGCAGTCTTTACCTTCCCACTTGGTATCGGGGCAGATACGAAGAACAGCATCGCGAGTAGCAATACGGTTTTCAACGAGCTTATCCAAACCTTCAGGGGTTGGGATTTTCGCTTTGGCATCGTCGAATTTCGCTTGAAGATTATCAAGGGCGGTTTTATGGTCCTTTTTAACCCCTTCAAGTTCATCTTCTTTCTTTTTCTCCTCCTCCTCGTCTTCTTCTTCCATGTCTTTCACTTTTTCTTCAGAGTCTTTTAAAGACTGCTGAAGTTTTTTAACGGCTTGTGAAGCTTGATCTGTTACCTCAAAATCCACACCGTCGATAGTAATTGTAGCCATGATTGGCTCCTGTGGGTTGTTAAACGAATTATCAGACACTTTACACTGTTGGCCACAACGACCTTCTTTAACCAAGGCAATATGATTACCTTTTATATTCCTCTGAATGGCATCGTACTTTTCACCATCCGGAGTAATTCCTTCGCCCCATACTAAGTCGGAGACATAACCATTTGATAATTCAACCTGTCCGTCTTCGACCTTTTTAATGGCACTCTTGTCCATTATTTGCAACATGGTAGAAGCATATATGCCATCTTTGACAACTTCATTCCCAGACATGCCAACAGTTACCTCTTTGGCATTCTCAGAATTCACCAAAACTTCAGGATGGTTATCAGTAACAGGCTTATTGGCGAAGGAGGCTAGGGAGTCAGCAGAAAACACTTCTTCTGGTGGACGATATATGCGGATGACGTCGGTTGGTTCGCGGTCAGTTAGTCCAAGTTCAAATGCTAAATAGTCTTGGATACCAGTTCGTGCGATTCGTGCGGGGAGTACTAAAAAACCCTCGTCGGTATACTGACGTTGGCTATTGGCAATATTTATCCGATCTGTTATGTACATAATTGATTATTAAATTGGATCAAAACAGTCTTGATAGTAGATTGTTAATACCAACATGTACACTATTTTTTATTAAATACTACCACTTTTTTTGTCAGAAGTTATGATTGCTTGAGGAACACAACGGCATTGGATGTCATTGCCAGGATGTCCGGTATCTTTTGGTGGATTATCCCATCTGAATATTTTTCCGTTCTTAGTTCTATGAGATTCCCTTACTTTACTATCCCCTGCAGTCCTCCAAATATATTCCTCAACTCCCAGATTCCGCTGTCGCTGCTGATTAAGTGCTGAATTAAGCTTGGAAGTTTGATCTCTCGCGATAACTTTCGCTCTTTTAGTAGTACTTCCGTTCAATTCTTGAATCTGAGAAATCATAGAACTAGCTGAAGATTTCTGGGTAGTACCATTATAAACAATAGTTTCTAGCTTTTTAAAATACTCTTCAGGAATAGATTTAATCAATCCGACGTTTTCACGGGTAGTAGCTACCAATGCATCTTCTAATCCTTCGCTCTGTATAATGCTTTGCACATTTATACCAACAGCTTTTTCTACCGCTGAATAAAATTGCCGTTTGTTTACTGTATTGGTACCTTCAACAAAACTCTTAGCAAGGGTTTGTGCTTCTACATTGACAGCTGAATAGTTCAGACGAAGTCTATCAAAAGCAGTTGCTAACTGTTCCGCATAAGCATCACCGGTAAACTGTGGTTGCAACATTCGCAAAAGAGGGTATATATTTTTTCGCACATCTCTTTTTAAACTGTTAACAAGTCTCAAAAGGTTTTTGCGGTATTTAACCTCAACATTTCGCGGAGACTTAACTGGTAGCACCCGCTTCTGCTTTTTCTTTCTCAACCTTTTATTTATCTTCGCTGCTTCTTTAGTTGGAATAGGCGAAATAGCAGGCATTATCTTTATCCCCCATTTCCAAGATTAAAATCGTCATCGTCTTCATTGTCTTCATCATCTTCGTCGTTATCGGGTTCTTCAAGATCCTCATCACGAATGTTGGTGTATACATCATTCTGCTTTAATTCTTTCGCAACAACATCTTCGCCGACGACACCGCGATCCAGATAGATAGCATCCCGTTGTGCATCTACAAACTCTTTATCTGCTTGCTCTTTAGGAGTTATCTGGAATAGAGAATTAAACTCGTAAGATAAATCCGCTTCCAGAGATATACCTAAACTCTTGGCGATGATCTGATCAACATAATCAATCTTAGGACGGTAATTTTTTTTCTGTGATGAGCGGATGGTATCGTAGTAGTTCTTTAAATCACCTTCGCCTGTGGCATTAAACCCGCTCGCAGATGAACCCAATAAACGAGTTGCTGGAACATCTCCACCTGCACCAACATGCAATCCATATCTATCTAACAGGTCAGGTAAACCTGCAAAAGTATTAGACTTGTTTTCGTAAGTTTCTTCAGAGTCCAATAGCATCATATTGTTGAAACTCTTCATCAGGCCTGCGAGTGTAAATCGTTTGCGGAGTAACTCTTCACCTGCAGAAGTTGACAGGTAATTCATTAAACCTTTGACCTTCATAATATCTACGTTGGTTTCAAAAACCATACTTGCAGCACCAGTAGAAACAGTGCTGAAGTTAATCAAGGGATCATATAGTCTGCTTAGCACAGAATCTGAAATGTAGTTATTCTCGCGAAAAGAATCGTAGGGTAACTTCACACCTTCAAACCGAATAACTCTGCTGTGATGAATGCGGGTATTAGCAGTAGCACCTGCTCCTACAAATTGGTAATACTCCGGCAAACCGAAATGAGGATTCATCGGATCACCGATTGGTGCACCACCTGCATGAGTTAGCCGGTATCTGTCAACCGCTTTAATATGCTTCAAAGATCCTTCTTTTAGTCCATCAAGTCTAAGAGGTTTATCTGAATTTTGCCCATCGTCGACGGATAGTACTATATATGAGGTGCCATACAACCTACCCCATATATGTGCTTGCATGAAATTGCCCGGTAAATCAATACGGGTTTCTTCCTCTTCTAATCCTTTAACGGTTTCAGGATCAATATCACCTTTGAAGGTTCTCCACTCACGAGTCATATCATCAGGGATAATGTCAACAATTTTTCCTGCCATCCAATCAGTGCGGTACAGGGCTTCTAACTCTGCTCTATTTGCCTCATGCGACAGATTCTTCTTATTGACGAATTTAGAATAAGACCGTTTATCCTGTGCAGTACCAAGTTCAGCAATTAGGTTTTCTAACCCATCTTTGAATATGCCTATTTGTTTATCAGTTAAAATCTGTGCTTTTTCTGTGGTACTCATATTAACCTCTTATAACTGGGTAATTGCATTACCATTTATAGATAAATTATGATTGATTAAAGTGGTCAAATCATCTTGAACAAGTATCCCGAATTTGTCAAGATGTTTGCCGTGTAAAATAATACCTATACCTTCTCCGAACTTCGCAATACCAAAGCGGTAGGATTTAACAAAAGTTGATCCAGCAAATTCGTGAGTCTCAGAGCTTTCACTTAGATTGATCAATTCACGATTTGTTTTAATAGGAATACCTATGGGTATAAAGATCCCTTCAAGTTCAACGAAGAATACAATGCCATTTGTTAATGGTCCAGAGACACCCCCATAATCGTTGAGACCAGTATTTCCTGAATCACTAACTGAGATTTCAATATTATGTATATCAAAGGTTTCTGTTAGAATGGGTTGAACATAAAACATAACAGGAGTTACTGATCCGTTGACGTTGGCATTATCTCCGCCTTCAGGATCACCGTCGTCAGTAGCATGTCGTAGAACAACCCGTTTTGTGTTACTTACCTTTCCGTAGTTATCTCGTAATGAACTCATGATAATCTCCTTATATTATACTTGAGTGGAAACTAGACCTACTAAGTTTAGGTTGTGAGTATTCAAAGTAGATAAATCATCCTGCACAATAATCCCATATTTGTCAGAAGTTTTTCCCCTAAGTATAAAAGCATTAGGTAAATCCGCCCGGTAAGTTCTTAGATTAATAGATGAAGCAAAACCGTATGTGCCATTTGCAGCATATATACCTGCTAAATCCGCATTATCAATAATAGGAGATCCCAATATGGTTTCTACCCCATCCTGCTCGATAAAAAACTGGACACCATTTGTTAAAGCTAAGTCATTATTACCATATTTACCAATTGCGGGATTTGATGCTAAAGAAGAAACCACTAATACCGTAGATAAAATCTCAAAAACTTCATCTACAGCGGGTTGTATATAAAATTTGACAGGTGTCACGGAACCGTTAATCGCCGCATCAATACTGCCGCTTACAAGACCATCATTTGTTGCATGTCTTATAAAAGGTGTTTTAGTACCACTGATGCTTCCGTAATTATCTCGTAATGAACTCATAATATTCTCCTTAGTTTTCGGCCTAAGTAAGTGATTCTTCAGTAATTATGCGGTTATCAAAAATTAGTAGATCTTCAATAGCATCCATCGTTGGGTCTATTTGATCATCATGTTTATGGGTCATAAGAGGCGAGAACTTTGTGAACTCTGCTTTATAATCACTTAACCAATCTGCTTCTATAGGTAAGTGCACATGACCTGCGGCAATATGAGGGATAGTTGAAAATGCTCTTTCAACTTTATCTCGGCTTCGAGGTATTCCTTCAATTGGGATATTCGTAGTTTTCCTAATGTCTTGAATGAGACCTGTACCGCTTGATTTGTCTTCCACCTTAACCATTTGCACAGGTCTAATATTGGGATGATTAGTGAATCTGTGTTTGTTCCAAAAATCAATAAGTGCCTGTTTAAGTTCTGGTGCTTCCCATTTGCCTCGTATTTGGTCAATAAGAAAGATGCCTTGTTCTGGACTCCATCCCCAACATTGAAATACGGACCAATCGTTGATCTCTTTAGTTTTTGATGCGGTGTCTCCGTATATCCGTTTGACAGGCATGTTGACAGGGAGCACTGACCAATGCTTCCACCATCTGTCTTTAAACATTCCACCGCCCAATTTATAAGGACGTTGACCATATTGTGTGATTGAGGTATACGGATCAACCTCATACATCAGATCTAAATTGTCATCATCATGCTTATTATCCCACAGTGGACCTGCAGGCAATTCGTATTCAATCGGAATTCCATGAGTGTATTCATCAGGGTACCATGATGCAACAGGACCTTCGGGGATGGGAGTGGGTAACATTAGATGAAACCACTTCTCACCTGATCCACCTTTAAGCAAGAATCCCGATGGATCATCTTCATGCACTCGTTGCATAATGAAAATCATAGGGGTGACATTTTCTAAAGCTAATCGAGATTTGAACGTGGAACTGATTCTACTGTTGATGCGATTTCGGATTACTTCTGACAAAGCTTCTTCAGGTTTGATAGGATCATCAACTATAAAAGCACCAGTGAATCCCTCTTCCATTCTACCCGCACGAAATCCTGTAACAGGTCCACCAGATGATGTAGCATATACTCCACCACCCTCTTCAGTAAACCACCGTTTCTTCGCTGCGGTATCCTGCCGAATGGTTATTGGCCAAAGTTCTTGGTACTCTTCTAGACTGATGATGTCACGAGTTATCTGAGAATTGAGAAGTGCTAGGTCATTGGAATATGACAGATGCATGAATTTAGCCATTGGGTTAATAGCTAATCCTCTCGCCATAAATGATATAACAGCTAATTCAGTTTTGGTGTATCCCGGTGGGACGTTGATAATTAAGCGAGTGATTTCGCCTTTGATAACACGGTCTAAAGTTTCAGAGATAATATGATGATGAGGGGATACTATAAATTTGCACCCTTCTCTTAGCTTAAAAAAATACCTAGAAAACCGCAGATGATCATGCTCTAAAACATGTCGCAGATATTTTAGATCAGTTGGATCAAAACTAATACTCAAGGTCAAATTCCCTATTAAGCCGTTTTATATCCATCCTAGTCAATTTTTTATCTTTGGGAGTTTTATCAATGCTAACCATTTCGATGGCTTTTCTTTTAGGATGAGTATATTCTAATAGTTGTTTTGCTGCATCCTGACTTTTGCCCATATCTACGATTGAGCCGCGATACTCCATTTTTATTAGCTCAATGAGATCTATCCAATCCCATTCGTCGGGAGGTTCTAATCCATATTTGCTTTCTAACTCTATGATTTTGCTGTATACGAGAGAAACTCTACGTGGATCTGTGCCTCCCATGATCTTCGTCAAAAACTCGATAGGACTTGGGATTTTCAGTTCTTCACATAGAGCGGTGATTTTTTCTTCGGCCGAATTGGTATCCATAGCAGACACTATAGTCTGTATGTACCAAATTGTAAAATATATAAACCAATGGTTTCTAAGCACCTTAGGTTTCTAAGCACCTTAGGTTTCTAAGCACCTTAGGTTTTGATAATCACAATTTCCAATAACCTCTTTCACGGATCTTCTTCTTGGCAACATCTCCCAACTCTTCCAGAAACTCGTCGACAGCATAATCCAACTTTCCGGCTTTGGCTCTTCTGTACATTATCAACAGACTTCGCTCTGTGGTTATATTTCTGCACAACTCGCGAAGAACATACTTGCGAACAGTATTGGCAGCGGTATTCTTTTCTTTTCGTTCCAATGCTTTATACCTTCTGCCACGACTGGTACCTCTAATCCTGCGATTTGTTTTAATCATTCTTGGTCTCCATTATTTATATCATAGTTAATATCAATGTCCACATCTGGATGAAGGTCAAATACAACATCCCGCCAATGCCTAAGTTTAATTAACTCATCAATCACTTCACATACCTGTTCATCGTGTTTTAAACGAGTCCTTAAAGCTTCTAAATCTTCTTCATTGGTCATTATTAATCCTCGATGTATGTTTAAGTATGAGGTTAGATTATAGTGCATAGGATTAAAGAAGGACACTAAAGAGCATTAAAACAGTCCAAATTTAATTATGGCAGAAATAGTTGAGCAATTAACAGTGAGTTTAGTTAATGCTAACTTGTTGATTTATAAGAACAATGAAATGCTGAAACTCTATTAACTCAACTGCCGACGGACTATTATATATATTCTTATTTCTCATATTATATATTTCTAATATTAGTATATTATATATAGTTAATA